ATAAATTTATCCATCTATATAAAACAGAAAATATAAAAATATATTTTCTGTTCTATATAGATGGATAAAATTCATATCCTTTGTATTTCATCAACTCATATAAAGTATATAAATTTATCCATCTATATAAAACAGAAAATATAAAAATATATTTTCTGTTCTATATAGATGGATAAAATTCATATCCTTTGTATTTACAAATTTTCTCCCATACTAAATCTTGTTCTTCTAAATTAACTCTAGATTTTAATAATGGGAAAAATGGTAAAAATTCGTCATATTCTAATAATTCACAAATTTTATGAATTATATAATTATAATTTAAAAAATTCTTTCTTTTCTTAGGGCGATATAATGTAAAAGGTTTTTGAATTTCCTTAAAATATCTTTTAATATTTTCTTCTTGTTCTCTAGTCATAGTAGGTGGTGGCATACCATTTAAATTATTAATTATATGATGAGTATGTTCATAATATTTATTTAATTTTAATTTTTTAAGAATTTTTTTCATTAATTTATGATCTAATAATTTATAATCATAAATACGTTGAATATTTAATTCATCTTTGATTTTTTTATAAATAATATCATCAATTTCAGTAGATTCTTTAGCCTGAAATTGATTTAATATTTCTGATAAATGATTTGCACGTTTATAAGCACAAGCTTTAGATTCAATATTAGATTCTTTAAAACTTGGTTTATCATTTTCTAATAATATTGGTTCAGAGTCTCCACATTGAGTACAAATTAAATAACCATCATTCAAATGTACAGTTTTTTCTATTTTACAAGAATTACAAAGTTTAGGAATATGAGAATTTTTAACTTTTCTAGTATTAATATTATGTACTTTTTTCATATATTTATCATATAATTTTGATTTATCCATACCAATACTATTAACATCTTTTTTTTTAAATAATTCATTTATATTAATAACACTGGTATCGGGGGTAATTTTTTGTTTATCATTTGCATAATAATCAATAAGAATATCCATTGTATTTTCATAATATTCCATTTCTTGTAATCTATTTTCCATTTGAAAAATATCTAATTCAAGTTGTTCAATTTCAGCTTTAATATCAGATTTTAAATTAATAATTTCAGGTGTAAGCTTTGTTAAATCATAATTATTTAATTCTTTTAATTCTCTTATATATTTTTTATATTTTTTCTTTTTTTTATATAAATTATCATCATGGGAATTAAATTCTAATAATTTTTCTTGATGTTTATTATCTAATGTTGTACTTATATTATTTTTATTAGAATTAATATAAGTTGAATATTTAGTATGTTTTTCTCTAAACGGATTAGTAGTAGGTTTTAATAATAAATTACTCGAGTTATTTTGAATTGATTTATTATTTTGAGACATTTTTATATAAAATATATAAATTAACTCTTTTTAAATACATTAATGATCAGTTTTAATTAAAATAATTATGCGTTTAATTCAAAAAAAAATAGATTCAATATTTAAAATTATTTTAATCTAGAATTTAATTTATAATTATGCGTTTTTAGAAAAAATTTTTTTCTTTGGGTATAATATATATATAACAAAATGGGAGGTGGTTTAATGCAACTAGTAGCCTATGGCGCACAAGATGTTTACCTTACTGGTAATCCTCAAATTACATTCTTCAAAGTCGTTTACAGACGTCATACTAACTTCGCAGTCGAAAATATTGAACAAGTTTTCAATGGCGCAGCTGATTTCGGTCGTAAAGTAACTTGCCAAATTAGTAGAAATGGTGATTTAATTACAAAAATGTATCTTAGAGTTATTTTACCAGCTTACACAGCAACCAAAAACTGGGCATGGGTAAGTCGTGTAGGACATGCTTTAATTGATAACATCGAACTTGAAATCGGTGGAACTCGTATCGATAAACAATACGGAACTTGGTTAAATATCTGGTACGAACTTGCTCGTAACTGGGCACACGATCGTGGATATGATCAAATGATCGGAAACACCACAGATCTTACAACTTTACAACGTACTCACAATGAAGCAACTTTATATATTCCTCTTAAATTCTTTAACAACAGAAATGATGGACTTGCTATTCCTTTAATCGCATTACAATATCACGAAGTTAAACTTAACTTCGAATTCTCACAACTTAACACATGTGTTAACAGTGTTGCATCTTTAAATTCATCTGAACTTTCTAAATTATCATTTCAATCATGCTCTCTTTTTGTAGATTATGTTTACCTTGATACTGAAGAACGTAAAAGATTTGCCCAAGCTCAACACGAATATTTAATTGAACAAGTTCAATTCACTGGTGCTGAATCTGTCAATTCCCTTAACCAAAAATTCAGACTTAACTTCAATCATCCATGCAAAGCTCTATACTGGTGCTTACAACTTGGTCGTTATACATCTGGACAAACATTCTTAGCTTATGATGCTAAAAATGTTGATAATACTAGATTAATCGCAACCAAACGTGCCGTTTTAGCTTTAGCAACATACAGTAATGGATTACTTTCTTTACAATCTGGAGCAAGTGCTGAATTTGCAGGATCACTAATTCCATACTTATCAACATATACAAATTTCTTTGCCCGTGTTAACCCAATTGCAATCAGTAATGTTGCAGATATTGACAATATTACAATTCTTGGTGATCTTTTAACTTTAGAAGAAATTTCATCACCTGTTGCAAGTCTAAAACTTTACAATACTATATTACACGATACAACTGATGTAACTGTATTTACAAGAAATCCAAATCTTCCAGTTCCATCTGCTAACCCAACAGTTGCAAATACATATGTATACTCTGATGGATATGCTGGATATGATGTTGTTCTTAGACAATGGGATAACTATGGTGTTTACATCAATAAAGTTGGAAACCCAGTCAATCAAGTTCTTTTACAATTAAACGGACATGATCGCTTTTCTCAACGTGACGGAAACTACTTTAACTATGTCCAACCATACCAACACCACAGCAACACCCCAACTGATGGTCTTAACATGTATTCTTTCTCACTAAACCCAGAAGAACATCAACCATCTGGAACATGTAACATGTCTCGTATTGATAATGCTACTCTTAACTTAGTATTTGGAAGATTTGCATCTGATAATGATTTCAAATCTAATTACTTAGCAGAAAATTCTAATTTAAGTATTTATGCTACTAATTACAACGTATTACGTATCATGAGTGGAATGGGTGGACTTGCCTATAGTAATTAGGAATGTATAATCATTGAAAAATTGAAATTTAAATTACTTAAAGATATTTCAATATATAATATTATATATTGAAAATGTCAGATACTGGAGTTATTGCCGTCGCAAAATCAAAAAACTCAACTCAAAATAAAATTAAAAAAGTAAATCATATTACTGAATTAAAGAAATTAAAAGAAGAAACATTAAAAACATTAAATGATTTAAATGAAAATTTAGATGAAATTGAATCAAAAATAAATGATTCTGATAATGTAAATTCATTATCTAGACATATTAATAAAAAGAAAGTTGTTAAAGTAAAAAGTATAACAAAAGTTACTGAAACAAAAACAACAAAAGAAATTAATCACGAAATAGTTAATTATAATGATATAAATTATATTGTTTGTTGTATTCCATTTAACGATGATTTTAAAATGTTTGTATGTGATATAGATAAATATGATGAATTTATTAAAAGATCATGGCATTATAGAATCGATGGTCATTATATCGCATCTACATATATTACAGATGATGAAATAAATAATAAAAAAGAACTTTATCTTCATAATTTCGTAATGAATAAATTAACTTTTGATGGTAAAGGGCAACAACACACAATTGATCATATTAATCGTATAGGAACTGATAATAGAAAAGTTAATCTTAGAGAAGCTAATTCACAATCAGCGCAAAATTTAAATCAACAAAAAAGAGAACGTAAAACAGAATTGCCGGAAAATTCAGGATTATCAGTAAATGATATACCAAAAAATATATATTATGGTAAACCAAACGGTAATCATGGTGATTTTTTCTATATTGAAATAAGAGGAATACCAGCTATGAATAATGGTAAATTCGTTTGGAAATCAACTAAATCTAAAACTGTATCATTAAAATTAAAATTACAACAAACTATTGATAAATTATCAAATT